GGAATTGATTAACTAAGGAGTGACGTATGTCTGAAGTAACGAACCAAATCCCGCTGTCCGATATCGAACAGGCAATGGCTTCGATTGAAAAAGAGAGTGGTGAAGCTACTGGCAAAACCCCTGTCAAAGAGGCGAACCCGTTGAAGGACTACGTGGACATTGACCAACTCAAGGCTGACGTTGAGTTCAACCCGAACGAACTGGACAATGCCGTATCAAGTCACGCTTCGATGTTCGTTCACTACGCGAACATGGCCCGTCTTGCCCAACGTCAATACGAGAAGATGAAGAACGCATTCTCCATTCTCGAATCGCGCCTGGGCCAGCATCACCGTGACCTGTTGGTTGCAGAGGCGGGGAGCAAGAAGCCTACCGAAGCGCAGATCAAGGAATCAATCATCACAGACCGTCGCTGGATGGCCGGTGCCAATCGCCTGAGCGATGCCCATGCGATTTGGAGCCTCGCAAGGGACGCCAAAGCAGCCTTTGAGCAGCGCAAAGACATGATTATCCAACTCAGCGTGGATCGTCGGGAAGAACGTAAGGGCCAGCTTCGCATCATGGATCTGAAAGAGACTGCCAACAATACCGCCAATGCCCGTGCAGCAGCCGTGGCCGCTGCCGGTGGTGCCCGATAATTGCCTAATAAGGACTTGATAAATAAGTCACAAGTGAGCTATAATGGTAACAACTGAAGCAGATCATAGATGAACTGCAACGGCCCATTCATATAAATTCATCAACTTAATAAAGGCACAAATCATGTCCGCAACCTCAAGCGCACTTCAGAAGCTCCTCGATCAACGCAAGCAAGCCACAACCTCGTATCAGAAAACCATCAAGCCTGAGCCGGGTCGCAGTCGTTACCGCATCCTCCCGTCGTGGCGCAAGCCGGATGCAGCCGGTGTAGCCGACCCGACGTTCTACCATGACTTCGGTCAACACTTCGTCAAGGACGCTGCCGGCACTCTGAAGGCCGTCTACATCTGCACCGAGAAAACCTACGGTCGTCCGTGTGACCATTGCTCCATGCTTGCCGAAGCGATTGTTGCCACCCAAAACAACGGCGGTGATGATGTTGCGGTCAAGCGTCTGAAGGATGCAACCTCGAAGGCTCGCGTTCTTATCAATGTCCTGCACATCGACGGCAAAACGCCGACCATCCCGCAGATCATGGAAATCGCGCCAAGCGTGTTCGACGGCAAATCATCCAAGGGCGGTGGTGCCAAGGTGGGCGGTATCATTTCCCTGTTCAGCGAATGGCCTGATCTGCTCGACCCGATCAAAGGCAACGATATCATCATCGAACGCAGCGGTAACGGCCTCGACACGCAGTATTCAGTGCAGGTTGCCGGTGCAAGTCAGCCGGTTCCCGCCGAAGCATTGGCGAAGCTGAACGATCTGGACAAGTTCGTTGCCCAGGAATCAGCCGACCGTGCACGTAAGGCACTGCTTGCAGTGTCAGCGATCACCGGTGCGTTGCCTTCGCCGGCAATGATGGCTGCAATCGGTATCGAAGCTGCACCATCTGCCGATACACCGTCTGCTGAAACGCAAGCTGCTCTGGCCGCTGCTGTCGCTGCCTCTGCTGCAATCGCTGCCGCCGCAGCCGCACCCGCAGGTGTCGCTCCTGTTGTTGCTGCACCCGTAGCCGCAGCCCCCGTGGTTGCTGCTCCCGTAGCTCCTGTTGCACCTGTGGTAGCAGCCCCGGCGCCTGTCGTTGCCGCTGCCGCAGTATCGACCGGTGATGCCGAAGTCGATGCACTCCTGAAAGACCTTGAAGGCTTAGTGGTCTAACCAGTCTGTCGTGGTTTGAGGCGGGACTACCTCTCCGGGTTCCCGCCTCCTTTTCTTTCAGAAGGGGCAATATGTTATCCGCAATCATTGATGCGAACGCTATGGGTCACGCCGATCATCACGGCACACTGCTGACCGTAGGCAAATTTCAAACACAGGCCGTATTCGGCACTGTAAAACGTATGCGGGACTTGGCTGGCAAGTTCCCTGACGCCAGGTTCACGGCTCTGTGGGATGGTAAGGCTCAGTTTCGCTATGAAGCCTTCCCTGAATACAAGGCGAACCGTGTCGCAACAAGTCCTGAGCAACAGGTGGAGAAAGACCACTACCAGGCACAGGTGCCTCTTATTCGCGCAGTCTACAAGGCGCTCGGCATCCCTCAGATCGTCCCCGAATCCCTAGAGGCAGATGACTTAGCGGGATATCTCGCACGGGTTCATTCACGGACAGGTCAGGTCATTCTCTTTACCGGCGACTCTGACTGGTGGCAAATGGTCAATGAAAACACAATCTGTATCGACCCTCGCGGTGCCGGTAAGACGGTGACGCTGAATAACTTTCACGAAATGACAGGCTACTTCACACCTGATGAATACATTGAGGGCAAGGCTTTAGTGGGCGACTCCGCAGATGGTATCCCGCCCGTGGGTGGTATCGGAAAGAAAGGTGCGCCCGTATTCATGGCTCAGTTCCGCAGCGTCGAGAACTTCTGGAAGCAATGCGACGAAGGCACCTTTGTCCCCAAGACTCTTGCACTCAAGGGATTGTGGAAGGGCGATGCTCGGAAGAATTGGGAACGCAACATGAAGCTGATGGTTCTAGGTGAGAAGCCGCCAGCATCCAAGATCGATGTGATTACGGGGCCGGTGAACGAAGGTGCCTTCAGAGCCATCTGTGAGCGCCTATCTTTTATCTCTATTCTGAAAAACTTCGACAACTACATGCTCCCGTTCAGGGAGAGGAAGGTCACATGATCTACTTGAGCGTTTTCTTTGTTTTCATCCTTATGTATCTGACACCACTGCTGATACTCAAAGGCATTCACCGCGAGGCTGTGAACTTCCCTATTTTCTTCTGGTTCGCAGTCGCGTCAACCGGCCTCATTACCATTCACGTTCTATAAAGGAACAATCATGTCCGCAGCAGCACTAGCAAAATTGATGCACGATGCCATTGGCGAGAACGACGAGGTTCAGGAAGTTCCTGGTTGGCTCGACAGCGGCTTCCCGCCTCTGAACATGGTCATGAGTGGCAGCTACGCACACGCGCTGCCCTATGGCCGTATCGTTGAGATTTACGGCCCAAGTTCGGCGGGTAAGACCGCTATTGCCACCCTGTTCATGGCAGCGGCCCAGGCAAAGGGCGGTATCGCGGGGTTCAACGACCATGAAAAGACGTTCGACCTGAACATGGCAAAGCAAGTCGGCCTTCAGGACACCTTCCCGTATTGGATCTACAAGCGTCCGCAAACGTGGGAAGAAAGCAACACCATCGCCATGAAGGGTGCTGAAGCCATTCGTGGCAACAAGCTGATCGCCCCTGAAGCGCCTGTCGTATGGGTATTCGACTCAGTGGCCGCAATGATTCCGAAATCAGTGTTCTTCGACAAGGATGGCAAGAAACGCGGCATCGATGAATTGACCATGAACGATACCACGGCGCTTGCCCGTGTCAGTTCGACCACGCTGAAGTCGGTCAATGCCATGACCAATGATTTCAACACCTGTATGCTTTACCTGAACCAAGTCAGGACAAAGCCGGGTGTTGCGTATGGCGACCCGACCACAACGCCTGGTGGCAGTTCGATGGAGTTCTACGCATCGATTCGCCTGTCCCTGACACGCTCCCGCGTCATGGAAGGCACCGGTAGCGACAAGGAAATGACCGGTCAGATCATCACGATCAAGGCAGTCAAGAACAAGGTCGCACGTCCGTTCCAGTCATGCACCCTTCGCATGAAGTTCGGTGACGATGGCATGGTGAAGTTCGATTTCACCACCAGCCTTCTGGAATACATGAAGGACAACGCGCTGATCGATTACTCCAAGCCCTACATCACATGGGAAGGCAAGAAGTATCACCTGAACGCCCTTGCCGATCACATCGATAAGGAAGGTTTGTATCCCAAGCTGGTAGGAATGCTGCCGAAGTAATGAAGCCGATCAAGCTACCGATACCGGCGATAGAATTCTATCCGCCGATGCAGGGACTAGACGGAAGGTTCAACACCTTCCGTCTAGGCTTGGCTTGGAGCAAGCGAGTCAGCAAAGGTGATTACGTTCTGCTCCTCGACAACAAGACTAAGGTTGCGTTTGCGAGAGCCAGAGTAACGGGAGTGCATACGGGAACGCTATGTGAAATGGCGAAGCTCTACGCGCACCTGAACCACAATCAGCGACACGATCCAAGCAATGCGCGTCAGAATATCGTTACTGCATTGATGAAGCGTTATGGCCCACAGATGGTGACAGTGGATAAAAAGGTCACTGTCATTGATTTACGGAGATTGAAATGAAACTGCTAACGATTTTATTTTTGGCATTTGTTGTATTTGGTTGTGGGCAATCAGACCAAAGAACGGTGCTGGAAAAACGTGCTGCTGAATTTGCAGCCTGTGAAAAGATAGGTGGGTATCCTATTCTTAGGCAATCCGACCCCGCCTTTTACTCCTATTTGAAGTGTGATACTACACAAGGGGTAAACAATGGCCGGTGAAACCAAAGTATCCGCAACCCTGAAGCTACATAAGTCAGGGAACTACAACATTCGGCGCGTGACCAAGAACCGCAAGCTGTTTGGCGAGATTCGCTACTACCCCAACGGGGAGAAAATCTATTGGGCCATTCGTAAGCCCGAAGAAATCTTCCTTGAGCTGAACGCCTGGGCCATCGACAGGGAAACCATTGCCGTTCTCAAGTGCTACGCCATCAAGAAGGTTGGGGTGGCTGTCAGCAATGGTGATCGCTATATAACTGGCATCGAAAAGTTCTCCGAGACTGGCCCTGATGGTCAGTCGGTGCCACGGGACTACTCAAAGCATATCGGTCGCAGTGGCAAGTTCGGTGCAGCGCAGTGGTATCTGCCAATCCCGCATTGGCGTGTCGAGTATGCAAGCCACGAAACCAAGAAGGCGTATGACGACTCCATCGCCAAGATGATCTGCGTCTGAGGCAGTAAGTCATTCCATACTTATCATGGTAGAATGGTTACAGTGAGATAACAACAGGGAGCAAAAACCATGCTGCTAGAAACTGCATTGCTATGCCTTAGCCTGAACATTTACTTTGAAGCACGGGGAGAGCCGATCCCTGGACAGTATGCCGTAGCTCAGGTCACGATGAACCGAGCCAAGCAAAGTCACACGGATGTATGTAACCAAGTCTTGAAGCCCAAGCAGTTCTCATGGACGACCGAGAAGGTTGAGTATGTGAATGGCAGGGCGCGACTCAAGAAAGATTTTCATCCGAATGAACAGTATGCCTTTCAGGTTGCCAAGATCATTGCCGTGATTGTTCTTACGGGGAAGATTGCTGGCGACCTGAGCGAGGGTGCCGAGTTCTATCACGCCGAAGTGGTTAAACCTCCTTGGCGAAGCTCATTCGTGAAGGTGAAACAGATAGGCAAGCACATTTTTTACCGTCGAACATAAGTCATTAATGAGTATAATATACCATGACAATTAAACCTTACGGAATTATCAGCGACACGCACAACCATGCGTGGAACGCTTTCTCTACCGTCAGTCCTGAAGGTGTGAACTCCCGCCTTCAGATCATTCTGGATGAGTTTGATCGCTGTGCCGCTGCTGTCAAAGCTGCGGGTGGCGACACCATCTACCATGCCGGCGACCTGTTCCATGTGCGGGGGAGTGTGCAGCCTTCGGTGCTGAACCCGACCCGCCATGCTATCGAAGCCATCGGTGAAAAATATGACATGGCTTTCTACTTCATGCCGGGTAATCACGACATGGAACTCAAGGGTGCATCCCAAGTGGGTGACTCTGTTCAGGCCGTAGCTGGCCCTCACGCAGTCGTTTTACATGGCACGACGCTGCTCGGTAGCGTCCTGATGGTGCCCTGGATTGCCAATATCGAAGAACTGAAGGCGGTTCTGGTCGCTAAAGCGAACGAGAACCCACACATGGCGACGGTCGATCTAATCATCCATGCGCCGGTCGATGGGGTCATCAAGGGTATCCCCGACCACGGACTTGACCCGCAATGGCTCAAGGATCTTGGTTTCAACAACGTCTTTGCCGGTCACTACCATAACCATGTTGACTTCGGTGATGGCGTCTATTCGATTGGCGCACTGACGCACCACACATGGAGCGATGTGGGCAGCAAAGCAGGCTTTCTGATCGTCAAAGACCGCGACGTTCAATGGCATTCAACCCATGCGCCTCAGTTCGTGGACATTGAACCGGGGATGGATGACATGACCCTCAAAGAACTAGCCGATGGGAACTACTGTCGCGCCCGCCTCGACTCAAAGGTAGGTAGCAAGACCGTAGAGGAAGTTCGTGAGCATCTGATTAGCCTGGGTGCCAAGGGCGTGAACATTATCTCGGTCAAAGCAGCTACGCACGTCAGGGCCGCAAGCACCACAGTCAAGGCGGGTTCGTCATTGGAGGTTGCGGTCGCTGAATACATCAAAGATCGCAAGTTCAATGACATGCCCCAAGTAATTATGCAGTGTCAAAAGATACTGTCCGAAGCAACCGTTCTCTAGGAGAAGCACATGGTCAAGTTCCGCTACTACGTTTACCACAAGGTTCAGATCGGCAAGGCCGGTCAAGTCACCGAGGCAGGGCGCCTGGTCAAGCACCAGAACAAGATCGAACAGATCGAGGACGTGCAGGCTATTTGCAATGCCCTCGCACTGTCTCATGGCGTTCAGGAGAATCACGTCATGGTTGTCTCATGGCAATACATGGGATGGGAACTTGCCATCATCGAAACGCTGAAGGGCTGGTTCTTCAAGGCTGCTGAAGTTCTCACACGCGAACCGCAAGCCAAGTAACCCATGAAAATCCTTGACCTACATGCCAAGAACTTTCTGACCATCGGGGCTAACTCCCCGCTGCTGTCCTTGAACGGTCGTGGCCTGTTGCTGATCGCCGGTGACAACAGGGATGACCCAAGCACCAAGTCCAACGGGGCAGGGAAGTCCAGCATACCGGACGCCCTGTGTTGGGTGCTGAACGCCATCACTGCGCGTGGTGAGGCGGGGGATGCGGTTGTCAACGACAAGGCCAAAAAGAACTGTGAAGTCACCGTCAGGCTGCTTGATGGCGAAATCGTCTACCGGATCATTCGGTATCGCAAGCACACCACAGGGAAGAACCAGGCGACCATCGAAATGTGGCCCGACATGGCTGCATATGATGCCGGTGCTGCTCCAACCAGACTCGACAAGGGTATTGAGAAAGAGACTCAGGAAGTAATCCAGCAGATTCTTGGCTGTTCCCCTGCGGTATTTATGGCGTCGATCTATGCCGGCCAGGAGATGATGCCTGACCTGCCGGGGATGACCGACAAGGAACTCAAGACCCTGATCGAGGAAGCTGCGGGGGTAGAGCGCCTGGAAAAGGCATACAGCCTCGCTAAAGACAACGCTCTCAAGGCAACGACGGCGCTTCAGCTTCATGATGCCGCCTTCGACCGCGACAAGATCACCCGCGCCAATATCGAGCAGCAGATTCTCAAGGCGCTTGATGCGGTTGCTGCATACGATACGGCACGGCCAGTTGAAGCGGTCAAATATGCAGACGCGATCAAGGCTTTAAAGGCCCAAGTCGCACAGCATGTGGCTGTTATCAAAGGGATAAATGAAAAGGCCCTGACGGACGAATTAGCGGACATTTCGACCAAGCTGGCTGCGAACAAGGTCTACGAAACCAAAAAACTATCGTTGGTGGCTAACCTTACGTCCTACAGCAGACATTTGGCTGTCGTCAAAACTAATCTGACGAACGCGGTATCCGTGGTCATGGGAATTCAGGGTCAGGTCGATAACTCCGAAGCTGAAATGTCCAAGCCATGTCCTGAGTGTGGCAAGCCGCACACCCCGGAGGATCTTGGCTTGTATAAGGGTGCCGCTATCGTTCGCCTGAACGATGCGAAAGCTAAGGCTGACAGCCTAATGCCAGAGGTAGCGATGTATGAAGAAAGCGTCAAGAACGCCCAAGACGAACTCCAAGCATTCGAAGCTACCATTCCCGACCTGAGCGCCCTGGCATCGCGTGTAGGTGTCATACAGTCAACCCTCAAGGGTTATGTTGATGCCAAGAACAAGGTTGCTCTGATCGTCAAAGACGTAGAGGCAAATGTGGCCGCTTCTGCGACCGTCATGACGGCGATCAACCCACACAAAGCCACCTTTGATGCTTATACGGCACAGCTTATCGCCGCAGACTCAAAGCTGTCCGAACTCGCCTCAAAGCGGGTGGTGTTGGAGATCGACCATGTGCTTGCCGAGAACGTTGCATCGGTGTTCAGCCCGTCCGGGGTTCGCGCCCATGTCCTCGATACCATCACGCCGTTCCTGAACGAGCGCACAGCCGTTTACCTGGCTGCTCTGTCCGAAGGGAACATCAGTGCCGTGTGGTCAACCCTGACCACGACTGCCAAGGGCGAGCTTCGGGAGAAGTTTAATATCGAAGTGGTCAATGCCACCGGTGGTAAGTCCTTCGGGGTGCTGTCAGGCGGTGAGAAGCGCAAGGTGCGCCTCTCTACCATGCTGGCCCTGCAAGACTTGGTAGCCACCCGTGCGACCAAGCCGATTGAACTCTGGATCGGTGACGAGATTGACCATGCACTAGATGATCCTGGTCTTGAGCGCCTCATGGGGATTCTTGAAGCTAAGGCCCGTGAACGTGGCACCGTTCTTATCATCAGTCACAACGAGTTGGCTGACTGGTGCGACAACGTGGTGACCGTGGTTAAAGAAGGCGGTCAGTCGCACATCGAAGGTGCGCTGGCGTGAGCGCGACCATCGAAGCCAATGACAGGCTGAAACACTTCATTGAGTTTAAGCCTCTCACTCACTTCAAACTGAATGGCCCTCATAACCTAACGACCAAGAGCAGGGCCGGCGCCTACCGTAAGCATGACGTAAACGGTGGTGAGGAGTTTGCCCCCGTGTCCTGTTACTTGGGTAAGCGTGGCGACATTATCGTTTGCTTCAAGCCTCGCTCTGCTATGCCGTGGGCGACGATGGAAATGACTCTGGACGAGGCTATTGAGAGTCTGGATAAGTTTTTGATCTATGTAGACAGTTCTGAAACCAGTTTTGGCAAAGCAGTAGCAGAAGCGGCAACCGCCGCAACAATTAACCGAATGGAAGATCCAGCTTACGCAAGCTGGTAAGGAAATATGAACATTAAGATCGTAGGCGTTGACCCCGCAATCCGTAACTTCGGATACGCACAGGGAACTTTCGACACATCAAATAGCCTCTTGTCAATGCAGAGCATCGCACTGGTGACAACAGAAAAGAATCCTCACAAGACAATACGCCGCAATAGTGATGATCTGAGCCGAGCGCAACATCATCAGAAGGCGCTTATCAAATACTGTGCCGGCATGAACATTGCAATCGCAGAGCTTCCGACTGGCACTCAGTCAGCCCGTGGCGCTATGTCAAACGGTATAGCCCTTGGGGTTATGGCGAGTTGCCCTATCGCCTTAATTCAGGTGATGCCCGATGAAGTGAAGATGGCTGCTGTCGGTCACAAGCAAGCGTCGAAGGAAGAAATGATCGAATGGGCAATGGAGAAGTATCCGTTTCTCCCCTGGCTCACCATTAAGCGCAAGGGGTTGGATACTCCTGTGGCCGCAAACGAACACCTGGCCGATGCCATTGCGGTTATTCATGCGGGGATTTTGACGCAACAGTTTGAACAGGCTCAATCTTTCTGGCGTCAAGCTGCTTAATTCTTTGCCTTATATTGTAACTAAGTCATCAGTGATGTATATTCACCGGCCTCATAAAAATTAACTCAGGAGTTTCACTTGCGACAATCACACAAAACCCCGGCAAGAACATACGCCAAGGGCATAGGCGACGCAGTAGCAGATCGCACCTACAACAGACTCGTTGATCCAGATGGCACAGGCACTACCCGCAGGGAAACATGGGCCGAAGTAGGGCACCGTGTAGCAGCAGGCAACAGTGCATTGCATACCGAAGATTGTCCGCGTGAGTTTCACAACTTGGCTCACCATCTTCGTCAAGCCTCTACCCTCATGTCAGGGCGCCACCTTCAGCACGGCGACGACAACCAGCCAGAGCGCAACCAGGAAGTCTTTACCAACTGCTCGACCGCTGCCTCTACCTTTCTGTCCTTCTACCTGCTGATGAATGGCTCAGGGGTAGGTCGGGCATACGATGACTGCCTGATGAAGGTGGACTACCGCAAGATGCCTATCGTGGTGCCGGTAATCAGTAACCAGCACAAGGATGTATTGTTAGGCGAAATCAATGGCTGCTTCGATATCAAGGAAGGTCTGCTCTCGTATCTTGGACGCCAGTTCCATTCCTTCAAGGTGCCTGACAGTCGTGAAGGTTGGGCGAAGGCGATTGAAAAGATCGAAACAATGACATATGCCGGGAAGCATCGTGATGAAGTCCTGTTCTTGGACTTCTCTGACGTTCGCCCCCGCAACAGTCCGATCAAGGGTATGCAGAACCGTCCAGCTTCCGGGCCGGCTCCCCTGATTGAGGCGATCAAAAAGATTGCCACGCTTCGGGATACAGATATGCCGCCTTGGAAGTCCACCATGCACGCCGATCACTACATTTCGGAATGTGTTCTGGTCGGTGGCGCACGGCGCTCTGCCCGTATGTCCACAAAGACCTGGCGTGACCAGTCGGTTCTGGACTTCATTACGGTCAAGCAGGGTGGACAACTCTGGTCAAGCAACAACAGCGTGACGGTGGATGCCGAGTTCTGGCGCTACGTTAATACCGAGAACCAAGCCTATCTGAACTCGGATGAATGGGCTGCTTGTAGCCATGCCAAGCGGGTGTTCAGGGCTATCTGTGAGGCAAGCTACCACGATGGCACCGGTGAACCTGGCTTCATCAACCAACACAAGCTGACACAGAACGATGAAGGCATCGATCTGTTCTACGCCGATGGCTATGCAGGGTCGAAACGCTATCAGTTGGATGAGGAGTCGAAAGAACTGATGTTCGATATCGCCACCACCTACAGCCAGATGCCTTACAAGATGATTACCAACCCATGCGGTGAGATTGCTTTGTCCATGATGGGCGGGTATTGCATCATCGCAGACGTGGTGCCTTACCATGCACAAAGCGATGACGATGCGGTAGATGCGTTCCGCACCGTAACCCGTTCCCTGATTCGCGTCAACAAGATGGACTCGCTCTACAGCAAAGAAGTCCAGCGCACGAACCGTATCGGCGTTGGGATGACTGGCATTCATGAATACGCCTGGTCACGCTTTGGTTATGCCTGGGCCGATCTGGTAGACGAGGAAAGATCCAAGCCCTTCTGGTTAATGCTGGCAAGATTCAAGCGAGCCGTGCAGAACGAGGCCGTAGACTACAGCGCCAAGCTAGGGATGGTGTCACCCCATACCGACACCACCATGAAGCCATCTGGCAGCATCAGCAAGCTATTTGGACTCACTGAGGGGGCACACCTTCCATCGATGCGTGAGTATATTCGGTGGGTGCAGTTCAGAAGCGATGACCCGCTGATTGCCGACTACCGTGCCAAGGGCTATCCCGTTCGTGAACTCAAGACCTACAAGGATCACACCATCGTAGGGTTCCCGACGCAGCCTTTGATCTGCACCCTCGGCATGGGTGACAAGCTGGTAACGGCAGCAGAGGCAACGCCCGAAGATCAATACAAGTGGCTGATGTTGCTTGAGAAATACTGGATCAGTGGTGTTCAGGAAGATGGCACCACTGCGCTGCGTGAAACTGGCAATCAGGTTAGCTACACCCTGAAATACAACCCGGAAATCGTGTCGTTCGAACAGTTCATGGAGGTCACGAAGAAGTATCAGCCGCATGTCCGGTGCTGCTCTGTGATGCCGCAGACCAACACCACGGCATACGAGTATGTGCCGGAGCAGGGCGTGACCAAGGCAGAGTTTGATGCTATCTCCCAGGCTGTCATAGACGAAATGGCAGAGGACATTGGCAAAGAACACCTTGGCTGCGAGGGCGGGGCGTGTCCAATTGACTTCAAAGAAAAGGTGGCAGCTTAAATAAGTCACAAATGACTTGACACATCCAAGCTATAATGGTTAATATAAGGGTTCTGATGCGATGTAGAACAACGGTAGTTCGACGGCCTCATAAGCCGTTCGTCGGTGGTTCGACTCCACCCATCGCAACCAACAAACATAAGGCAGCATGAAGTAAATGACTACAACGGTAACGGTTAAAGCACATTGTCCAGCAGCAGTCGAAGTCCATGTGACAACGACAGATCGAGGCAATCCCGTGGGATTAGAAATCCTCCAGGATGGTCAATTGTTTGAGACTTATGCGTATGCCGACCGTGTTATCAGTATCAAGGAAGTAACGAAGTAAAAGTTTCAGTCCTTTCTTCTCTAAAAGGACGCGCAAGCGTCTTTTTTTTGCTCTTTAAAAATCAGGTTGTAAACAAAGCGTCCATGCTGACGGGTTCAGTCGCCGGCCTTCCAAGCCGTGTAGAGTAGGGTTCGATTCCCACTGGTCGCTCCAAGAATTCGTAGTAAAGATTTGCCCGATTGGTGGAATTGGCAGACACGCATGACTTAGGATCATGTGCCGCAAGGCGTGAGAGTTCGAGTCTCTTGTTGGGCACCAGAGCAAACACTGGCTGAAAGGCCGGTCAACGGTTGTGAGTGACGATGGGTGATATCGGAACTCTCTAGAATTAGCCTGGTTAGCTCAGTGGTAGAGCAGCGCCCTTACAAGGCGATGGTCGGGAGTTCGACCCTCTCACTAGGCACCAGAACGAAGCCCTAACGTGGCGAACCGGCCTGGTCAGCGGGAATATCGACCCGCCACGTTAGGCATTTATTCGCCGTCCTAGCTGAGTGGTTTAGCGCCGGCTTGAAACCCCGGAGTAGCTTGGTTCGATTCCAAGGGTCGGCACCAGAACAATAGTCAGATGACAGAGTGGCCCAATGTAACCGCCTGCAAAGCGGTAAAGCCGTGGGTTCGAATCCCACTCTGACTTCCAGAAATGATCGCCTTGGCCGAGGGTTTTGGAGAATTTTATGACACGTATAAGGAAGGTTGGTCGAGAGGCTGATGACAGCGGGTTGCTAACTCGTAGAGGCGTGAGTCTCCGAAGGTTCGAATCCTTCACCTTCCGCCAGAACAGGGTCGGTAGCTCAGGGGTAGAGCGTGGGCCTCATAAGCCCTTGGTCACAGGTTCGAAGCCTGTCCGACCCACCAAGAACGATGCGCTGGTGATGGAATTGGCATACATACGGGTCTTAAACATCCGGTTTTGTGGGTTCGAACCCCACCCGGCGCACCAAAGAACATGGAAGGTTGGCAGAGCGGTAATGCACCGGTCTTGAAAACCGAGATAGCCTGTGAACCAGGCTGCGTGGGTTCAATCCCTACACCTTCCGCCAGTAGTTGCAGTTGCCTCAAGTAGTTCCAAGATGCAGTCGGTAATATGTAGTTTGTGCAGCAAGCAGTTCAATCTGGGTGTAGCGCAGTCCGGTAGCGTTCTCGCTTTGGAAGCGAGAGGTCGTAGGTTCAAATCCTACCATCCAGACCATTCTATTAGGCGTTAAGTCGTTTAGTGCCTAACAGAATGGGGTCGTAGCTCAGTTGGGAGAGCGCCTGCTTTGCAAGCAGGATGTCGTCGGTTCGAACCCGACCTTCTCCACCAGAAATGGAAGTTGCCGATGGTTAAAGATGGCTCTGCTATGACAGGACGCGTAATCCATACGGTAGGTGACTTTCAGATTTTTTGCAGTCAGTTGGGGTGTCGTCAAGAGGCTTAAGACACAGGATTTTGATTCCTGCATTCGTAGGTTCGAATCCTACCGCCCCTACCAAATTGAGAAACTTATGACCAGAGACAGAAATAATCCTGAATACAAGCGGCTCATGAAGTTAATGGCAGAAGCGCGTAAGGAATCCAAACGTATCGGTGCCGGCAATCCTGGTTATCAAGAGTCGATGGATAAATGGACTGCGGCATGGGTAGAGTTTCACAGGTCAGATCCAAAGTAGCACAGCGGTAGTGCAGCGGACTGTTAATCCGTTGGTCGAAGGTTCGATCCCTTCCTTTGGAGCCAAGTTAGAAGTAGCATAAATAAGTCAGTAGTGAGCTATAATGGTTGCATGAAACTATGCTTTGAGTGTGGAAAGGAATCAGATCATGAACACCATGTTGTTCCAAGGTTGGTTGGTGGCACCAAGACAATCCCGCTATGTTCAGGTTGTCATGGATTAGCTCATGGATTCGAAGGTCGAGAAGGGCATAGGCAATTAACAATTCTTGGACTTCAAAAAGCAAAAGAAAGAGGCGTTAAATTAGGAAGTTCTGGTATAGCAAATCTCGCCAACGCAAGTGCTGCGAGAAAGAAATATGCAAAAGAATTTGCAGATTCAATGATGCCGATGATTTTGAAAATTAAGGATGAGAACAGAAAAATATCTAAGCGCGGTGTAGTGAAGGAAATATCGCAGCGCGCAATAGTGTCCGAGCTAAATAGAATTGGCATTAAAACGGTAAATAATTGCAACTGGCATCTTCACAATCTTCAAAGATGTTTAACTAGAGCAGCCAGTGAATCGTAAAGAATTGTTGTGTGTGCCCGTAGGTTTGGCCGACTATCAAGTGTTAGCGGCTGATGATAGGGCATGAAAGTCGAAAGTGGAAAGCGTTCAAGACGCGGGTTCAATTCCCGCCGCCTCCACCACCTGCACATTGGCTGAACGGCACCCGGCAAAAGCTGGCTCTGCTAACCGGATTAGGTGGTTCAACTCCACCCGCCAGTGTTCATATGATGGGGGCGACCTGGATATCGATTGGGCGCCGCGAAGCTAGAGATTACGACACGTCAGGCGACCGACGTTAAAGGAGCAAGCATGTAAATGCAAACGATGCGTTCTACGGAGAACTTAAGCTAGCCGCTTAAGCCTCCTGGGGTTCCCCCGCCCGTTGCAGCAATGCAATGCCTTATCAACCAAAGGCGGGTCTTATTTGTCGTGGCGTGTATAGAAATCGTTGCCGATGAGTGCAACACGGAATCGTAACCGTGGAAGAATACGCAGAGAGCTTGCGGGGTGACTTCCAGTGTGGGTAGGCTGAACGTCCTTTACTTACTAGAGGGGTTCATTGACCGCGCCCACATTGGATGCCTGCAAGGTAGCCGCAGATGGATGCGGAGCAAATAACACGAGGCGTCGTTACACGCCTACTCTGCAAGATTGCGCTGGTTGTTTCTACCCTCCGTGGGGAGGGGCTGGTTGTGAGTAGCACCGAGGGTGAGCAGACCGGCTAAAAACCACTGCTCGGATGGAGTAGGTTAGAAAGCGCAACCTAAAGGGGGAGTTATGCCGATATGGGAGGACGATATAAGTCAGGAAGAAGCCTTCGCTGAACAGAAGCGAAGGCTTCGGTGGTATCGAATCAAAAGATGGTTCAAGAATTTATTGGGGCTTTAACTCAGCGGTAGAGTGCCGGCCTGTCTAGCTGGAAGCCAGGGGTTCGAACCCCCTAAGCCCCGCCAAGTTTCAATGGTGACTGTCAGCAAGAGGCCGAAGCCTCCAGGTTGTGATCCTGGAAGTGGGAGAAATCCCCCGCGTGGGTTCGAATCCCACCAGTCACCCCAAGCATTTCAAGCTACAATAAGTCATTAGTGAATAACATCGGTAAGTTAGCTCAGTTGGCAGAGCAATCGGTCGATAACCGATAGGTCGCAGGTTCGATGCCTGCACTTACCACCAAATAAGGAAGTCCATGTCATACGAAATTGGTTTCGATAAATCTTTTGATCGCCTCATTACCAATGAGGGTGGTTATGTAAACCATCCCCGTGATCCTGGTGGCGAGACAAAGTTCGGTATCAGCAAACGGACATACCCGAACGTGGATATCAAGAACCTGACCCGTGAACAAGCCAAGGTCATCTATTGGGACGACTTTTGGCGTGCAGGGAGCATGAGCCAGTTTCACGCTGCAATCGCATTTCAGGCTTTCGATGCTGCGGTCAACCACGGTATCGGCAACGCGATTCGAATGCTTCAGAAGGCGGCTGGTGTCGCTGATGACGGTCATATCGGGCCTGTCACGGTGAATGCGGTCAATGCGAAGTCGGTGACGGACATGCTGATGCTGTTCATTGCCTACCGCATCAGGTTTTGGACAAAGCTCTCAACGTGGGAGTCCTTTGGCAAAGGTTGGGCAAACAGGGCTGCGGAGAATCTTATCTTTGCGGCTGAAGATTCCTAAAAGGGGAGAAGAACATGGCAAAAGGTAATGTCAAAGGTGGTGCAGTCAAATCAGTAGCGGTGGCTCGCCCCAAGGTAAATCGTAAGGCGCGTCACGATAAAGCGGTAGCCAAGAAAGCCGCCCGTATCGCTGCCGGCAAGGTCACTTCGCATGGCACCGGTCGTGAGAAGGCGCGTCATGAAGCCGATGTGTTCGGTCGCTACCAGAAGGCTGCGGAGCAAGCGCGTCACTTTGCATCGGTTGATGCAGCACTAGCAAAGGCCGCTGCCTAAAAGAAGGATCTAGGCGCGGGTTTTGTCAACTTTTTCACCAGATATAAGGATTACAAATGGGACTTTTTGACGCAATGCTAGATGGTCTGATCGACCTGCCCGGAAACGTAGCTGAGAAGCTCGTAGAAACGGTTGTGAGAGCGCCTGAGATGGGTATCAAGGTCGTGACAGGTGTGGTTAGCGGAATCGAGTCAGGCGTCGATAAGGTCAGCAAAACGTTCGATTAGGCCGGTTAGCTCAGTGGCAGAGTTGCGGACTCCAAACCCGCTTACGGAGGTTCGATTCCTTCACTGGTCGCCAGTTTTAAGAATTGCCCTTGTAGCTCAGTGGCAGAGCTGCTGTTTTGTAAGCAGTAGGTCGTGGGTTCGATTCCTACCGAGGGCACCAGATTTTCAACAATAGGAGATGGATTATGGAAAAAGAAACGCAACAACTTGTCAACGATGCCAAACGCATGGACGCGAAAATGAAGGATGTTCTTCAGCGTCAGCATACGGCTGCATTGGTCGAACGCCACAACCTGCGCTTTCTGCACGTTCGGGATTACGCAATCGACGGCGAAGAATTGGTGACGCTGCCGAATGGCGGGATGACGATTGCCTACACGTCGAATCACGTCAAGACGCGCAAGGGCAGTGTCATCAAGTTCTCGACCGCCTTGTGTAATCCGCTGGACACGTTCTGCAAGCGTGAAGGTCGTGATCGTGCTGCCCAGGCGTTTTCGATGGGCGAGTGTGTGTCGATTGCGAAGCCTTCATCTGACATGGAACTCAGTCAAAGTCGCTTCATGCTGGAAACCTTTGACCCGTTCCGTGCCTTCAGCGCCGAAGTAGAGGATCTGATCCTTGATATGTAAGGGACGTTAGCTCAGTGGAATAGAGCAGCGGACTTCTACTCCGCTTGTCGGGGGTTCGAATCCCTCACGTTCCGCCAAACAATGCCCCGTCCGGTGGACGGATACTGGCCTACGAAGCCGGTTACGGGAGTTCGAATCTCTCACGGGGCGCCAGGTTTTTACAAGGAGAAGCGCATGTCATGGAGTTTCAATTTCAAAGCAGCATCGAAGGCACAAGCGATGGAAATGATCGCTGCACAGCCGGTTGACTCGCTGGTTCAGCAATCGGTTATCCAAGCGGTCGCACTGTTGCCGAATATGGTTTCAGGCAAGCAGATTCAGGTTATCTCACACGGACATGTTGATGACAACGGCGGCAACGTCAACATCATGGTGTCCTTGGTTTCACTGTAACAAGCATCCCCGAATACAAAAGGACGAGTGAGCGGCCCTTCAAGCCGATTTAGAGAGTTCGAGTCTCTCCGGGGATACCAAACAAAGCGTCGTTGAGTGAGTGGTTAAAACTAGCTGCCTGTAAAGCAGCCGCCCTCCGGGGCTACGGTGGTTCGAATCCATCACGACGCACCAATTTTAAGGGGTCTAAATGAGCCAGGAAACTCTCAATCGTCCACGCTGCGAAGCGTTGGACGCTATTCTCGGACACCAGTTCAAGGCGCTAGATCATGGCTTTGTTCGGGTGATCGACTACATGGGCGACGATGCCGCTGTCGTTCAGGCCGCTAGAGTTTCGTATGGCGAAGGCACTACCAAGTTGAGCGACGACGAGGCGCTCACCAACTACCTTCTTCGCCACGCGCATACTACGCCGTTCGAAATGTGCGAACTGAAGCTGCATTGCAAAATGCCGATGTTCATCGCCCGCCAGTGGGTTCGGCACCGCACCGCCAGTATCAACGAATACTCGGCCCGTTATTCAATTCTGAAGGACGAGTTCTACGTGCCGGAGAAGGTCAATATTCTGGCGCAGTCAAACGTCAACAAGCAGGGTCGGGAAGGGCTGCTGGACGACAAGACGATGAAAGACTGGCTGATCGGGTCAGACTTGCTCAACACGGCGTCCTATGACCTCTACAAGCACTCTACCGACAATGGTATGGCGCGGGAACTCGCCCGTATCAACCTGCCGGTGTCCACCTATACCGAGTGGTATTGGAAGGTCAACCTACACAACCTGATGCACTTCCTGAAGCTACGTGCCGATCCTCATGCTCAATATGAGATTCGGGTGTATGCCGATATCATCGTCAACATCATCAAGCAGTGGGTGCCGATCACCTACGCCGCCTGGTTGAACCATTCGTTCAATTCCGTGAAGTTCAGCGGCAAAGCGATTGAGGCGATTCAGGCCCTTATTCGCAGCGAATACACGCAGACCCATGTCCTCAACACCTTGGGAATATACGGTGTTAAGGGCCGGGAGGCTGCTGATGTGATGAAGTCGTTAGGATTCACCGTCATCGTCAAATAACGCTCTTTCCGAGCTACAATAAAAGCAACATGAAAGGGCAACACTATGATTGGACTCCCCGGCGCACATCGCACTGGTAAAACGACGCTGGCAAAGAAATACGCTGAAATGGCGGAAATCCCGTTCGTGGCAACTGGCGCTTCTGCGGTCTACGAGAAGCTCCAACTTGATCCACGGACGGATTACCCGTTCCCTGTTCGGCTCGATATCCAGAGGCACATTCTTGACGCCGCACAAAAGTTATACCGTGGTGCCGGGAAAACCTTCATCACCGACCGCACTCCGCTGGATTACCTTGCCTATACCCTGGCCGATGTGCAGCGTCAAAACCTGTCCTCGGACGACGAGAAGGTTCTTCGGCAATATATGAAGGACTGCTTTACGGTCTGCAACAGCCACTTTTCTACCCTTGTGGTCGTTCAACCAGGCATCGCGTCGATTGACGAGCCGGGCAAGGCACGGGCCGACTTCGGTTACGTCGAGCATATTGCCAACCTGATTATGGGCCTGGTGGTGCATGAGGACGTAGAGGCGGTGCATTACTTCGTTCCCCGCGCCATGCTCGATCTGGAACGTCGCTGTCGGTGTATTGACTTCTCAGTAAGGAAGTCCCGTGAACGCTTCGATGCACAGATCCAGCAGGCAGTAGATAACGGGCTGCACATCCACTGATTTTATTTGCCTTGCAGGAGAAGTAAGCAGTGAGTTACAATCCAAGCATCGGTCGGTATATTGAATACATCGACAACGCAACAAGGGGAACGTGATGAACGTAGAGAAAGCAGTCCACTACATCAAGCATCAGGCTGAGACATACGCACAACGGGTCAAGGCCGGCAAGGTGGATAAGGTTCACATCGAAGGCTTATTGCGTATGGACGCAGAGGTTGCCTCCGAGTGTGACGACGATATGGAGCGTCTGCTGCTCAATACCGGACTCAGCACGTTTGAGGCTGCTGTAGGGGTCTGAAATGAACCAAGAACTCCCCACCATTGCTGCCGAACTTGAACGGAAATCCGTCGATCACTTCGAACGGGTTGTCCGTGCGTTTGAGCAGGGAAAGATCACAAAGGCACAACTTGCTTCCTCGATTCAAGCGATCTTTCAAGTCGTCAGCGGCCTGGTTCCAGAAGCAATCATCCTCGCCCTCGAATCTGCCGACCCCGAACGGGACGGAACCTTCGACACCAAGCGAGTCTTTTGGAAGCGGCTCACGGGTGAGGTTTTCTCCATCTGTCGGCACTCGCAGGGAGAACGACTGACCATCGTCAAGATGCGGCAGGGCGTAGCGATTCCAACAGTCATCAACAAGGAGTTCCCTGAAGCCATCATTCCCGCGAAGAAAGCTGCGGCAGCGATGGATCTTCTGGTGAACGGGGTTATTAACGACGGATACCAGGAGGTCTAATGATCGTAGTCAAAACTGAAGGTTCGGTGCCGATTAAGGCATGGGTAGGACGTGCGGGTAGCACCATCATCAATGGCGAACTGAAAATCCTGCCGGATATCGAAGATTCCGCAATGAGTCAGCTTGAAAACACCGCCAAGCTGCCCTTCATCCACAAGAACGGTCTAGCAGTGATGCCTGACGTTCATGGTGGTATCGGCAGCACTGTAGGGTCTGTAATCGCCACCAAGGGGGCAATTATCCCCGCCGCAGTCGGTGTCGATATCGGGTGCGGTATGAACGCAATTCGGCTGTCCCTGAAGGCATCTGACCTTCCCGATAGCCTTCGTAACATTCGCCTTCAGATTGAGCGTGACGTTCCGCTTGGTCAGGCTGGTCACAACCTGGATGAGCCTAATACTAAGGCGCGGTTCTTTTCCCGCTTTATGGCGGATTCGATTCAGTGGGATATGGCAGAACAGACTTTTGGGTATATCACCAAAGGTCATTCCATTACCAGTTTGCACAACAAGGCCGCGCAACAACTCGGCTCGCTCGGCGGGGGAAACCACTTCATCGAACTGTGCCTGGACGAAGCCGACAACGTATGGGTCATGCTGCACTCAGGCAGTCGCGGCATCGGCAACATCATCGGTAGTCACTTCATCAAGGAAGCGAAGGAAGAAATGGAGCGGTATTTCATCCAGCTTCCCGACAACAACCTTGCCTACGTTCCCGAAGGCAGCGCACAGTTTCAGCGGTATATCGACGGAATGATGTGGGCGCAGGACTACGCGCTTCAGAATCGGGCGGTAATGATGGAACTGGTTCTTGAGGCGCTTGCGCGTCACATTCCGACCAAATGGAACGTCACCAGCGAGGCGATCAACTGTCACCACAACTACGCCACCCGTGAGAACCACTTCGGGGAGAACCTGTGGATCACCCGTAAGGGTGCCGTAAGCGCCCGTGAGGGTCAGCTAGGTATCATCCCCGGCGCCCGTGGTGCGAAGTCCTACATCGTTCGTGGCAAGGGCAACAAGGAATCGTATTGCTCCTGCTCACACGGGGCAGGGCGGGTCATGAGCCGAACTGCGGCCCGTGCAACGTTCAGCCACCAGGACTTGATCGACCAGAGCGCCGGCGTTGAGTGCAGCACCGACAAGGCGCTGATTGATGAAATCAAGGGCGCTTACAAGGATATCGACGTGGTGATGGAAAACCAGAAGGACTTGGTAGGCATCAAGCATACGCTTCGTGCCGTGCTGAATGTGAAGGGAACGTAATGCCATGAGCAAGCACAAGTGGAACCTTGATCTTGCGATTGAAGAACTGACCAGGCACGGCTTTATTGTCCACAAGTTTTCGTGGTGTCACTGGCGCATCGATGACGGCTTCATGAAAGTAGATATATGGCCCACGTCTGGCCGTTGGGGAAAGTATCGTCAGGTGACATTGAACGGAACCTTTGTGGAATTTGTTTTCTGGTTATATCACTTACGCAGCCAAAAACCGCCCGATACACTGGTATCTGTGCAGAAAATCATCTAAGGAAAACAATATGACCGACGAGAGCGCAAACTGGCCGCAAGGCAACGGGAAAGCAGGCCCACCCTTCGGCACCCGTTGGGTGATGCGTAACAGTGACGGCACTGTATGGGAAACCACAGGGCGCTATACGCCTGAACAGGTGAATCAGTGGGTATGTTCTCGGCCCGTGAACCCGATCTGGAACGAAAAGCCTTTGAAAGTAGCCTGATGTTCAAAGTCCAAAAGAGAATGTGTCCGACCTGTATCTACAGGCCGGACTCCTCTCTCGACCTGAAAAAGCTAGAAGCCGACGTAACCGACAAACATGGCTTCTTGAAGGGCCACCGCATATGCCATCACTCGGATGACGTGTGCTGTCGCGGCTTTTGGCAGGCACATAAAGATGACTTTCCTATGGGCCAAGTAGCACAGAGGCTTGGGATGGTCGAATTCGTTGATGTAGACACACTTAAATGAAAGGCAACACATGAGCAAAGCCATTTATGAGAAATACAAGAACATTCGTCCGGTCACGGACGACCAGTGCGTGATGACGATTCAGTGCCAGGTTACAACCCTGTCCTTCAAGAAGGCGCAAGAGTATCGTGCCAAAGACCCTGTTGCTGGTAGTGTCTATCTGTTCACCGATGACCAGTTCCCGGATCGTGTCCTCGAAATCGTCCCAGGCACCACGGCAGAGGACAGTGTAAGCACACTCTACGCAGGAAACCCGCTGTTCAATTCCAAGACCGCATTGTTAGCTGCGCGTCGGGAAATGATTGAGGCTATCGCTGCGTCGTTCCTGGCCCTTCCTGGCACCATTGCCATCCCCGATGCAGGGCGGGAACGTGATGTAACGCTGGCAGAGCATGGCACAGCCCAACTGATCGACCAGATGAAGCGCATGTTCGGATGACCAATTCAGGGTAACAGTCCGGTAATTCGTCGCTATAATGGGTAAGTCAGCAGTGAGTGACTTACCCATTTTCAGGCATAAGGGAGAAATATGGAACTTGAAGAAAACGGTAGAACGTTTGGCGACATTATTCGATCAGGCGCAAAGCTGGTTGAAGAAGGTGGCGAACGCTATTCTTGCCTCGCTGTCCTTGGTGGAGGTGTGAGAGATAAAGCTGGTTATCCTAAAGCTGAACTGTTTTACGCGAAACTGATTGCGCCGCGTAACAGAAGTTTGGAGGGTGACTGGCTTTTGCCAGAAGATTTCGAAAATGACTCGTTGTTCTGTGAAGAACAAGTCACCAACCACCGTGTCGTAGCCATGTGTTTTGCGGCTGCGATTGCAGATGCGGGTGGCTTGCAATGAGCGACTTCCAGTGCAATGTGGTGCGCCTCACCATCGAACCCCACCCGAACGCCGATGCAATCGAACTGGCACGGGTTGGTGGCTATCAGGCTATCGTCCGCAAGGGCGACTTCAAGACCGGCGATCTGGCGGTCTACATTCCCGAACAGGCTATTGTTCCCGATTGGCTACTTGAGAAGATGGGGCTTACCGGCAAGCTGTCGGGTGGTGCCAAGAATCGCGTTAAGGCGATCAAGCTGCGTGGCATCGTGTCGCAAGGGTTGGTATTGGCAGGGAATCATGGCGACGATATTAAGCCTTCGTTCCTTCTCGTTACGAACAGTAGCGATGCCGAGTTGAGTGTTCATCATTCACAAGCCTTCAACGAAGATGATGACGTTGCTGAATTCCTGGGTATCGTCAAATACGAGCCAGCACTACCTTCCCACATGGCCGGCAGGGTGGTCGGGGTCGATTACGCCAACACGATCAAATACGACTTTGAGAACATCAAAAAGAATCCTTCGATGTTCGAACAAGGTGAACACGTAGCCATCACCGAGAAGATCCACGGGACGTTCATGGTGATTGGCGTGCTGCCGCCCGACAAAGCAGACGAGAAGTATTACAAGGGCCGCGTCATCATGTCCAGCAAAGGCATGTCTGCGAAAGGTTGGCTGCTTGACCCGCTTGAGGAAGGGAATGTCTATGCCCAGGCGGTCGCCAAGTTCGGCTTGCTGGACAAAATGTTTGACCGCTTTGCCGATGGCAAGATTGCAATGGGCAGGGCTGTCTATCTGATGGGTGAAGTGTTTGGAGTCATGCCAAGCGGGAAGGGTGTTCAAGACTTGACCTACGGCGGCAAGGAGCTTCAGTTTCTTGCCTTCGACCTGGCGTTTGGTGAGCGCGACAACCTTTCCTACTTTGACCATGACACGTTCCAGCGAATCATGTCCGACATGGGAATCTTCAGGGTGCCGACCCTTTACTGCGGCCCGTTCAGTGAAGCCAAAATGCTTGAACTGACCGATGGCACAGAAACGGTAAGCGGTCTGAACTCCCACATTCGGGAAGGCGTGGTTGTGAAACATTTCTTTGAAACGCCGCACCCGCATTACGGTCGCAAAATCGCCAAGAGCGTGTCGTCTGCCTACCTGCTTCGTAAGAGCGCAGATGCCACCGAATTCGCCTAAAAAGGACATGCCGAAGGGCTTCAAGTGTGAGTGCGGCGAATTCCATGAATTCGGTGTATGGGTCGCCGCACATTGGAGCGAGAAACTTTTTCACACATGTCCAAGCTGTAAGCGTCAACATGACGTATATCAGGGCGCAGTGACCCTAACGAGAGGAGCAAAGTAATGATTATCCAATTGCTGTCGTTGGCTTTAATTCTGGCATTTATTGCTGGCGGAACGATGTGGTTCCTGATGAATCAGGATATTCATACCAATATCAAAATTGGGGTGCGTGTCGTGATCTTCACTGGCGTAGCGGCATTCGGCATTGGTATCGCCACGCTGTTTATAGTTGGACTTTCGTTGTTAAATTCATAGGAGAAGTAAATGAAAAAACTGTTTGTGGCAGCATCGATTGCCGTTCTGTCGCTGATGCTTGGCGGTTGCGGCATGGGCACTATCGAAACGGGTAACGTCGGCATCAAGACGTTCATGGGAACGGTGAGTCCGACCGTAGAACAGGCGGGATTCTATATTCGCCCTTTTACGGCAGTGGACGAATTCTCAAGCAAAGAGAACGCCATCGAAATGAACAACCTGACGCCGAAGGCGAAAGACAACCTGAGCCTCAAGGATCTGGACGTTACCGTTTACTACAAGGCGGCGCCGGACAAGATCGTTGGGCTATACACCAAATACGCCGGTCAGTCGGCGCAATTGAAAGGGGATTCCTACTATCTGCCGGCATACTTCCTGGTCGAGAACGTGGCGAGAAGCGTGATCTACGCGGAAACAGCCAAGATCGACAGTCTGGTGATTCACACCCAACGGAACGGGCTGGAAGCCGAAATTCTCAAGAACCTCCAACAAGAGTTGAACGCCAACGATCCGGGCGCGTTCGTGGTGACGAGGGTGACTATCAGGGCCGTAGCGACCGACCCAACCATCGAACAGGCGATTCAGGCTCAGGTTCAGAGTCAGAAGCAACTGGAAACCAAGGAAAACGCCATTCTGATCGCTAAGAAGGATGCTCAGGTCAAGATCGCTGAAGCCGAGGGTATTGCAAAAGCGAATGGCATCATCAACAACAGCCTGACCCGCGAATACCTGCAACATGAATACAACACGGCCCTCAACGAATGTGCCAAACGCACAGGTTGCACAATGATCGTCGGTAGTTCCGGTGGAACGCTTCTGAACGTCAACGCCTCCAAGTAACACTTTCCGGTGTTTTGATACTATAATGGGTAAGTCAGCAATGATTTACCCATTTTCTTTTGAGGAGATTCATATGAAATCATTCAGCAAAGGCTTCACTCTGATCGAACTTCTGATCGTTGTGGCGATTGTCGGCATTCTGGCAGCAATTGTATTACCTGCGATAGGCATCGGCTGCACCGAGGAAATGAAAGAGAAAAGCCAAGGTGCCTGTAAAAAGTCGGTCGCTACCAAAAGCGATGGCGCAGTTCGCAAGTGACCTGGCTTCGCAAGCGCACAGATAGTCAGTGGGCAGTAGCCTTACTTATCTGTGCGGCATTAATGTTCAGCGTGGCGACTTATGGCTTCTTTAGGGCCGTGGTCGCTAAGGACGATATCTCAACCTGTAGGCGTTCATCATGATTATCACCGGACTCGACATTGAAACCACAGGACTTGACCAGGCTAAGGGCCACCGAATCATCGAGGTTGCGGCGCTCCTCTACGACTATCAAGGGCCGGACAGCATTACCCTCAAGGGTCAGTGGCAAAAACGCATTAACCCTCAACGTCCAATCGACCCTGGCGCCCAAGCAGTTCACCACATATCTTTCGATGAACTAGCGATGGAAGCCCTTTGGGAAGCTGTCGCCCCGACCGTGGGGAAAGTCCTCAAATCGACCAACCTGCTTATCACGCACAACGGTATCGGCTTCGATAAACCGTTCATTGACGCTGAAATGGTCAGAATCGGCTTGTCTCCCATACAGATGCCGATGGTGGACACCATGACCGAGGCACGGTGGGCAACGCCTAACGGCAAGTTTCCCAAGCTGGCTGAATTGTGCTTCTCACTTGGCGTGGAATATGACCCGACGAAGGCTCACGCGGCCCTCTACGACGTTCAGGTGATGATGGAGTGCTACTTCATGGGTATTAAGAAAGGCTTCTTCCCAACCATTCAAATCGAGGAGAAAGAAATTGCTCTGGTTTCCTAAGTTAGAACAGGTGTTTCAGGAAACGAACCCAAGTTACGTTCGTAGCCTTTTCATAGGCATCACCGCACCGGTCATTCTGCTGCCAAGGATGCTCTGGAACCACATCATTGATCCTCTGGTGTATGGCATTTTTACGTTCATCGTCTGCATGGTGCGGACTGTGATCTTGGGGTTTATGGGCGAACTCACAGGTCGTCCGATGACCAAGCAAGAGCAGTTGGAATATGACACCGGCATGATTGACGATAAGTAGTCACTCCAACGTTCGGTAGTCATACTGAATGCTTACGACATACCAGACAGGGGAACAGCATGAGCGCCAAAGTAAAGGTAGGCGATCTGGTCGCGCTGAATGACACCGGATTGGAGGTCATCTTCGGCAACTCAAGGGGGTTGACACGCATGAAGGGCCTACAAATGAGGATCACCCACGTTGATCCTGTGTCCCTGACTTCGCCTGAAGAAACGTATCCGGTTGAAGTGGACAACGAGGAGATCAATTTCTTCCTCATTTTTGACGATTGTTTCGACAAGGTTCAGCCATGAATCCGAATATCGAACAGACGATCCTGCTGATGAAGTTCTTCCATCATGGGCAGAAGGACAAATCGGGACAGCCTTACTACCTCCACCCGCTACGGGTGATGCAGCGTCTAGGTCGAGGCGCAGGGCCAGAACACCACGCAGCCCTGTTGCATGACGTTCTGGAAGATACCCATGCAACCATATCCATGCTTGAGGCATTGGGTTACTCACAACTTATTTTGAGTTTGGTGTGGGGCATGACCAGGCACAAAAAGTTCTCATTCTCTGACCGGCCTGGGGAAACGTATAACCAATATATCGACCGAATCCTTGACAGTGGCGACACTCGTCTATGGCGACTCAAGCTGGCTGATTCGTTCGACAATTCCGCACCCTCACGCACGGCGACGTTGCCCGATGCAGAGAAGGGCTTGGAGAAGCGATATCTCGGCACCATAGCGGAACTTGAGGCACTGCTGCCCAATCATGGCGTGCTCTCAGGCGACATTGCGCTCTCAGGCACAACCTGCTGCATGGGCGATTAGGCATGAACCTGTCAGAGGGTGAGTCCAAGATCGCCTTCGGTCTAAGACAAATGAAAGCAGATGCCATGAAAAAGCCGACAATCTATATCGACCACAACCTGAACCGGATACCGATGGCTCAGGCTGACTTATTGAGCAGAACAATGGGTCGTGACTTCACGGTGATCCGTGAGTTTGAGAACGACACCCTATTTGCCAGGATCACGTTTAGTCCAGTTGTCATAACGCCTGATATCCCTGCTGAACATTGGATGCCATTCAAGCTGGTGGTCGAAAACATCATGACCACTGATCCTGAAGGCATGGTTCTATCAGTGCCAGCACGATGTAAGGATGTTGATGCCAGCAATTCGTTTCGCACCATGCAGGAAGCAATCAATAGTTATGAGGACTTGCTTGTTCGACATGGCGGCTGTCAGTTCTTCCCAGGCAGCAATGACGACTTCGGCAACCCGACTGTGCATCTGCTGGTGCGTGGCAACAAGCTGGCGCCCCCATCAAAGGACATGCCCATTGTGTCTGCCGAAATCGATGAAGCCGCGATTGGTAGCTGGTGATATTCGGCTCCCTTCCAGTATGTATAGACATTCGGCTACAAACCTAAATGGAAAGGAACTTGGATGAGCTTACCCGCTATTAGGCTTGAAGCCTTTAAACATATGACAAAGGACTTTATAGAGGCGCTCAAGACCGCCAATTCAGAGGAAGGTGAAGCTGGCTTCAAGTGTATTGCACTCCATTACCTGAACCTGGACTTGCAAGATAAACATGAGGAGTTTGAGGCACCGATTGTGCTGAAGATTGTCTCCATGCTTTATCTGGACTGGACACTTAACCTACCTGTTGACGCTCCACGATTCCCGCAGTATTCGTGCGCGTGTGCGGGTGCGCGGTGGTCTATTAGTAACGCACCAGACCCCGCCCCAAGCGGTTCAAATCTTTCCTAGACACCGCGTATGACCTCCAAGCTCTGCTCTCTATAGTGATGACTGTTGCAGAAAGTCAACCACAAGGGAGACAGAAATGTGCCAAGCACTGTTGAAGATCAAAGCCACCAAGCACCCGATCTCCGAAGAAACAATCGGGTTTCGGATTCAAGCTGCGGTTCCGAACAATGCAGGGCGTGGCTTCCACGGGAATGCGATTCCTTCGTTCGCCAAGAAGTATCTGATCGGTGAGTCGTCCGACTACACCACATTGGGAGACAAGCAAATCGCCGCATTCGTCGATGACTTGAACTTCCAGAAATACAACGAGTTCGTCATGGTTTCAGATGCCAGGGCGACCTAAAGATATCCGAGCAAAGAGCTACTAGCTCCGAGCTTCGATGTTTACTATGTAGTCTGTTGCATAGATACACAAACCGAACCACAACCGACCGACCTACCTACTAGGAGAAACGCTATGAGCAAAACGAAAAGCACCAAACGCTCCACCAAGTCTCTCGCGCCGGTCGTTGCTGCGATGACCGTCGCCGCGATGACCAGCCCGGAAGATGCCGCCCTGAACGATCTGTTGAACAGTATCGCTCCGGGTTCACCTTCCACCGAAACCATCGAGTCCGACGCATCGCCGGTTGACAGCGATATCGCTGCCGCTGTCGAGTCGCTGGAAAGCGCCGAAACGGTCGAAACCGTCGAAGTGAACGCTGCCGATGCAAAAGCTGCGAAAGCCGCCGAAAAAGCCGCTGCGAAGGTTGCCGCTGACGCGATTAAGAAAGCCGCGAAAGAAGCTGCCGACAAGGTGAAAGCCGACGAGAAGGTTGCCAAAGCGACCGCCCGTGCCGAAGCGAAAGCTGCAAAAGCTGCCGCAAAAGCCGCAGAGCCGCCCAAAGCTCCGCGTGTCAAATACGAGAACAAGACCGACCTGATGAAGGCCCGCCTGGGTGCGAACCTCGGTGACTTCATGGTTCTCGAAGTGGCTGATGCCGCGCTCTCCGGTGATGAACTCGCTGCGAAGCAAGCTGAAACCCTGGCGACCATCGACGGCATGAGCCAGAAGGTCAAAAATCGGGCGAACTTCCTGATGACCTACATGCACAGCGGCGGCAAGCTGAACGAAGTGGTCGAACGCGCCTTCAAGATCCTCAAGAAGGACGGCCAGATCACGACAGGTGACAAGGGCAACCTCCACCTGAACCTGATCGCCCGACCCTACTCGGCTGCTGCGGCACGGGCAATGGGTGGCAACACGGTCAACATGCTCAAGACTCTCAAAGTCTTGGTTGGCGAGAAGGGTGTCTACACCCCGAACGCCGACTCCCTGATCCTGATGAAGGTGAACGGGCAGTTGGGGCTGTAAGAGTTACGCTGCTGTAGTCCTCAAAGGGGAAGGGCGCAAGCCTTTCCCCTTTTTTTGGCTGAAAAGGTTGATTGGCATGATTGATTTAAACGCTTGGCTTGGTGCCCTGTTTTAGGGTGATACCTGCCCATCAACCCGACTATCGGAACGCGCTGTAGCGCATCGTAGCGACCCTCAAATAGCTCCGAGAAATGCGAACAGGGCTATAATGACAACCTAACGGAGGCACTTATGAAAAAGATGATCTTGGCAGTAATTATCGGCATCACATTCCCGACCCTGGCGGTGGCACAGTCCAGCTACAGTGAAACGAACAGTAGAATGGCGATCTGCCGGGAATTAGGTAATTCAGGCGTTCAAGCATTCGAACTGAAGCGTGGCATGGGTGAAAAGCCTAAAGCGATGGGTGGCTATGCCGCCCCGATTGACCAATACGCCATCGACTTCGGTTACAACATCGCCAACACGAAGCAGGACGCATACATGGCGGGGTGGTCATACTGCATGGACAACCTTGATCGCCTGGCACGGGCCTGGGGTCGTTAAATCCAATCGGGACGGTATCGCAGCCGTCTTTTTTCGGTCATACTGAATACTTCACTAATGACTTAGCGAGGCGATTATGAAAGCCTGGAAAGCAGCGGTCTACATCAACGGGCGGGATATCGGCATCATCGAAATCGACCGTGAGTTTGCCGAGAAGTATTGGGCAAACATGGAACGTATCTTCAAATACAAATTGGAGCTGCGGGTGATATGAGCGTCGCTTCCGCGCTCGCGCCGGCAGAGGCCGACTTCAAGAACAGGGTGATGCACGCCACGTTCGGGCACCTTGCGCCAGAACCACGCAAGAAATACCCAGGCACCATTCTGTTCGTCCACGGTGAATACGGGGATATCACAATCGTCCGTAGCACATTCAATGTGCCAAGTTCACCGTGGTTCTACAACCACATCACCGACTTTGTGGCATCAGCCGAAACTGAAGAAGGCAATGCTTACCTATTTACCGGCTATTACATGCTGTTCAAGAACGGCAATTGTCAATTTGTCGGCACTACTAAGGGGGTTGATATCAAATGAAAGGCACCTTCCACAAGGGCTGTAGCTGTAGCCAGTGTATGCGTGGTAAGCGCACCGATGCCGGTCATCAGGTGCAGAACGCCAACGAACGCAAGCTGCGTCGTATGTCCAAGAAGGCATTGGATTCGGTGGTGAAACATGGCGCAGAAGATGCGGTAGTAGCGCCTATCTCTACACCATACACTGACTGAATCGAAACCAAACGGGGAGAAATTCATGTCCGCAAGACCGAAATTACTGACAGGGCCATTGCCTGAAGGCTTCACCAAAGTCTACGTCGATGATTGGGGCGTAGGCGACATGCTGGTGATCGAGACTGATTGTGGACACACAATTGGTATCGACCTGTTGCACCTTGGCGGCACCCATAAGGGCCAGATTTGCCTCTACAAGCGTGACGTAGATGGCGAATTAGACTTGGAAGCGGGTGTCAGCGTGTGTTTTGACAAGGATGCACTGACCGAAGTCAGTGGCGGGGTGCAGTCATGAGCCGCGTAACCATCCCGCTTTTGGCGCTTGAGTTCGATATCGGCGGCAACACGATCTGGATTCACGACACCATCGGCGGCACAGCCATGAGGATCAAGACCAAAGGCAAGATTACGGTCGATCAATGTGTGTCGTCGCCACTGTCGCACTGCGACATGATTGTGGACAAGGACGTTCACTTCTGCCTGAGCAAGAACGCTGAACAGTCCTAGAACCGGTCGTTACTATGAAGTCTGACCACAACGAACGGGAGAAGGCACATGAGCTTTAAGCCAGAAGTGGTAGCGGACAGTAGCGGTGAGTTTTACGGCAACAACCTTGCGTTTGCCACCCGTGAAGAAGCGGAAGCGAATGCGAAGGCACTGATGCAGCGTTGGATGCTGGTCACTGACTGTCGGGCTGTCGAGTCTGACCAGCCGGTGAATTACAAATGGGTCAACGGAGAATTGGAGGCTGTATGAACGGAATGCGAGAAGCTGCTACTGCGGCACTGATCCTCAAAGAGTTCATCAACCCGCGCCAGTTGTCGTTTACCGGCGGTCTGTGTCGGGGTGAGGAAGGGCAGTTCTTCATGGACAAGATGGTGGAGCTTGCCGCCTTGATTACCACGATGCCCAAGACCGGCGAACAGAGCGAAAGCGACGACCCGATTGCCTACCTGCATTACTTTCTCGGCAACATGGACTGGTATATCACCGAGAAGGATGTGGGCGACGTTGAAGAACCGGGCCAGCACCAGGCGTTCGGACTCGCAAACCTCGGCTACGGTGGTGAACTCGGCTACATCAGCATCGTGGAGCTACTTGAGAACAACATCGAACTGGACTACCACTTCACGCCGAAGAAGCTGTCGGAGATCAAGAAGTGACAATGGATCGTAAGCATCGCGTGGACACGGGCACCAGAAACGACATGATCGTGACGATGGCTGCGTCAATCATGGAATCCAGAATGCGTCAAGACGAAATGATTGCGGAGATAATGGCACAGAAGGGCGATACCGCCACTGCTGAAATTCTGCGTAATAAGGCGGCTCGCATTAAGGCAGCTATCGAACTGATTGACGAGTTCGGAGGCTGTTGGACGTGACCTACGAAGAAGCTGTCAATCTGAAGTCGTATAGCCACCCATGCAACTGTGGCGGCTATGCACACGGCATGACTGAGCGATCCAAATCAATATATCCACACATGTTGTGGTGCGCTCAGTATGCCGAGTTCGAAGAAAGATCCAAGGCACTGCGCGACGGGCCTACATCGGTTCGTCATACTTGAATCTGTCGAAACGAAACGGGAGATTTAAATGTGCCACCAAGATGCACTGCGAAAGCTTCTCGCCGCACTCGCGCTGTTGGGTAAACCCAACGATGTGGAAGTTGAAGTCACCACGGAAGGGGAGTATGACGCCGATGTGTGCGTCAAGGTTGGTGGTCACACGATCCATGTGACCCACTTCCATCGGTATCCCGGCATGTCCTGCTACTTCGTCAATTGGAGTGGTGGTGGTGATTTTTGCTGTTGCGAGGGAACGCCGCACCTTGAAGTGGCGCTGGTTAATTTGGGCGGCAACATGGAGAGATCAGTCAACATGCAGTTCAGGCTGAAGAAGGAGTCAGCGTGTCACTGGAACTAAGGGTCAGGCTCAAGCCGTGCGACAAGCGAACCAAGCAACTGATTAAGGAGCATGGCGCTATTTGGATCGAGGTCTTGCGTTCGGAGCGTGTGATCTGCTTTGAGAACGGCCCTGGCGTCTTTGTAGTGTCTGAGAACAGGCAGCATTCCCGTTGGGTTAAACCAGAAAACTTGGAGGCAGCATAATGTCCATCGAAGCTTTACGCGAAGCCAAACTCAAGCGCACTGCCGGCCAACAGCCAGAGCGTCTGATGACGGAGTTTGAAATGGGTCAAATCTACCGTGCGGCGTTCGAAACCGTGTGTAATAAGAATGATTGGCGTGGGCCGATCAACGCTGTTTACGATCAGCGTTGCCGCATCCCCATCGGTCTGCTTCTGGACTCAATCGAATTCATGACAGCATTGAAGCCGATGACGTTCGATATGGGTGGCGGCAAAATTCGCATTCTCTGCGAAGGATACCGGCACGGGCCAGCAGCATGACCGACGACGCTGCCGGGTGGTTCGCGGCTCGCACATGTAGTTTGGAACACTGTGTTGAACATGTGTTTCCACATTACATCGACAATGCGGAGTTCTGGTGGGGTTACACCAGAGGCGCACGCTACAAAAGCCTGGGAATATGAAATACGACCGCATCAAGGCATGGTATGGCGGTGGTGCGTCGGGAAGGACGGGCAGACGCAAACTTATCCAAGCCCTGCGACGACGCGCCAAGAAGCGTCTGCGATACTTGAACCTGTCGCAAACAACCAGAGAGAACCGAGATGCCGAGATCAATTGAATGGGAACGCCAGTGCTACGGAACGCCCATCGAACTTTTCGTAAAGTCCGTTGAAATGTCATCCAGCTTCAAGTGCGGTGACGGTAATTGGGGCATGGTAGCCATGTCACAGCTTTCGGACGGTCAAGAGTTACTGGCTATGGGTCACGCCGATGCTGCACGGCAGCACATGAACATTGCTAAGTGGATCATCAGCACCAAGCTGATCGACCCGAAGGCGACTCCCCGTGCTTAATCGGACGTTCGTCTGCGAAATGAACCAGAACTTTGGCGAGAAGGGGTGGCGCCAAAGCTGGCAACCACACTTCGACGCCTATACGGGCATCGCTGTGCCGCATGACATTCTTGAGCATCCACCAGGCGGTGACGGTGGTGCGGAGGATGAAATCATGGCGATGGGCGGTGCGTGGGTGATTCGCGGCGACAACGGCTACTTTCAGCGCAACGGGAACGTCAACCCGCCACATGTTCATATGGCATCAGACATGCCTGACATATTCTGTCGAATCTTGGAGCAAGAGCAGACCCTCAAAGATCCAGGTTGCACCTATCGGCTACACAACGAGTTTGATGAGGATTGTGTCCAGAAGTGCGTTCAGCACACATGGAAAGAGCTTCGCGGCGAGTTACCGGATCGCGGGTATAGCAGCGAGACTGTTGACGAGGTTTTATCCAACGAGAATAAACGTCGATATACGGGCTGGCTTCGACGTGGAATACAGGTCGCACGGTCAAGGTATTACCACTGCGACACTTACCACTTGGCATACGGTCTGTTCGACAAGATCTCCAAACAGTCTGACCATTTGCTTGAGGATGCACAGATAGGCGACATTCTGCATGTCTCCATCAATCTCAAGCAAGGCACACAGAGGACTTGGATTACCCAGGCAGCGATGGAAGATTGGTAATAGGAAATCAGTCACCCGTGACACACGTTCCAAAGGATAACGGGCATACTGAATTCACTGAAACGAAACGAGGGAACGACGATGAACGCCAGTGGGAAGCTCTGTGAAGCCGAACGTAGCGCATCGGAACGACGGTGGTGTGGGCCGACCGCCCTGTGTGCCATCACCGGTAAGTCATACGCCGAGATGGTGCAGGCAATCGAAACAGTGCGCGGGAAGCCGTTCAAAAGTGTCGCCTACCTGTATGAGTTACAGGCAGTGCTGGTGAAACTCGGCTACAGGGTTCGAAGCGAAAACCTGTATCTGCAAAAGCATCTGCCGACGATATCGCAGTTAGTCACACGCCGCACACCGGTTGAACGCCAGCAGTTCATGTTGGCACTGGTCACGCACCATTTCGTTGCCATTCAGGGCGACGAGATTTGCGACTCTGCCTATACGCAGGGTGCGGTTAAGAAATTTGCCACATTGCCTGTGGGCAGCAAGTGGAAGCGGGTGAAGGAATACTTATACATTGAGGAGGTGCCAGCATGACGCAATCGCTACTGAGCCAGATGTTCGAACGTGCAGCAGAGAGGATGGACGAGAGAATTGTGCGAGAGCATGGCGAAAACCCACTTCACCCCGGCATGTGTAGCGCGATGTGGGATGCGTGTTCATTGATATTTCATGAACGTGGCACGCCGTCGGTTGTCGCAGCCGATAACTTGTTCAGAATTGGTGAATCGTGGCTGAATGAATTCTATGCCAAAGATGCACGAATCCATGGCCCTCGCACCCTATATTGGGGCATGAACTACGCCACTGATTTCGAGGAAGATCAACACTATCTCACTCAGAACCAGGCACAGCGTGGGCGCGTCCTGACTCTGTTGTTCATGAGCCAGATGACCTACGAAACAGAGGAGGCGTTCAAGCCATGAAGAAATACGACTTCATCAGTGATCCTGGGCATGGTTGGCTCAAGGTCGAACGTGCCGAACTGATCGCGCTCGGCATCATTTACAAGATCAGTAATTGCTCCTACCAAGATAGAAGCTACGTCTATCTGGAAGAAGATTGCGATGCCCCGATCTTTATTAAGGCAAAGGAAGAGAAAGGCGAACTTTTGGACTTCAACGAGATACACCAGGAAAATACACCCATTCGTAATCTTCCATCATTTAGGTTGCGCTGATGTATCCGCATTATGTGGTTTTGGAGTGTAACGGGGAAGAAGCCCAAGTGAGTTCAGTGAAGTTCCTGAACATCGAAGAAGATGATTATGGCAGGGATACGCTGACCTTCGAATGTCCGATCTGTGGTGCAAGCCACAAGGCGGTGGTGTTCTACCGGAAATAATTCGTCCAGGGATACACGCCAACACCTGTCGGTCATACTTGAATCTGTCGAAACGAACCACAACCACAAAGGGAACGCCAAATGAACCAAGCCTCCGTAGCAGCACCCGTTGTTGACCCGCGAGCCAACGAACCCGCGTCGAGCCAGATGACATGGGCGCTCAAGCTCGCCACCGGTGTAGATCATCGGCAAAGCAAGCTGACCCGTGCCCAAGCCAGCGCACTCTTAGCAGAAGCGAACGCGAAAAGCGGCTACGTGTCGAAGGGCAAGCCGAAGGGCAGTCGCCGCCTGATCGAAGCAGCACAGGGATAACGGAACTGAATCGGGTTGAAGTAGGCCCGATTCATCTGTCGTGTGAGCGCCCAAATCCACAAATAAGGGCGGTCATTGTGAGGATGGCAAAGAGGGGGAGCCTCACGAACCCTCAGACTCACACGGCAGTTGAATCAGGCTTACACAAGGGAGACAAGCATGGAACCAATCAAACTGACATGGGAACAGTGGCTTGAGCAGTTCAAGCCGATCGCCAATCTCTTTAACCAGGATGCACCATACGACGGCTTGATGTTCGAAACCTATGGCGACGAACACAGCAAGGTTCAGGAGCTAGCCGGGATTCACCCGCTACGGGTCTGGACGGTGGTTGAAGGCGACGAAGGCGATCTGGTAATCACCAATGGCTACCACTACGTCAATCGCATTGGCTACTTCATCACCGAATTGCCGGCTGAGTCCGACAAATTCTACGAAATCGAGCCATAAACTGCCGCCAAATCGCTTCAAGGTGCCGCCAAATCAACATTTCGAGGCACCTTGGAGGCACTTTCGAAGCAGTTTGGAAGCACTTTCGAAGCACTTTTGGACACTACTGCTTCGAAATCATCTTCCAAAGTGGCAAAAAGAGGTCGTATGTATAAGGTGTTTTTGACCCCTTAATATAAGGTAGCCAAGCGGTTAAAACGCTCTCAGACGCATTCCGATTGATTACCCGATACATGACCCTTCCCTGACCAAATGGACGCTGCCCTGACCCCTTAAATCGCTTGCACGGATAAGTAATTAGTGACTATACTTGCCAACCACCAGCATATAACCTGAAACCTGCAATGAAACGATCAAAAGGCACCAAATGCACATGAGATTAAGCCGAGGGCAGATGACCGAAGTGATCCTGGATAACTTCCAGACAGTCGTAATGCTAGGCATCGTCAACAAGCACGGAATCGACGCTTGCAACACAGGCACATCCTTGAAGGAGTTCCAGTCGAACTACCTCCAAGCCGTCAGGGGAACGATGGCTCAGAAACGCAAGGAGATCGCCGCTTTAAGCAACGAGAATTGGATCAAGCTGCTTCAGGACTTCAAAGGCAGCGGTATGTTCGGGAAGGTATTCGTGGAAGCAGCTAACTCACTGAATGATGGCGTTTAATGTCCAAAACGCTACCCAAAACCATTGCCGATGAAATGCTTGAGGATCTGGTGTTCACTGAAGCCGAGAACGAGCGAATGGCGACAATCGCCCGTGAGCAGAAAATCAAGGCATTAGAGGAAATCATGGAACGAGAACGCTTTGAGGCGCTCACGCATGAGAAGGCACGTCGGCAGGCCCGAAAGATGAAGAAGAACTCGGAATGGTAGTAGACGACACCGACGGTGGCACAGCAACCAGATCCACAATCATCATAATTGGCGGCTCTACCAACATGCGCCTGTTGCAACGCATAGCGGCCATGAGGGAGCTTGGCGCGAACATCACAATTGCCAACAATGATGACAGTTCAACCCAACGCTACACCGGCGCAAACCCGACGACGATGGTGATGGATGAATGGCACCGTTTCACGATACGGGACAAACCGCCACTGCTGAACGAGAAGGCACTGAAGATCAAACAGAACCAAGGCATAGACCTCCAAGCACAGAAGCAGGCACGGAGAACCTTACAGGCACAGCAGAAGCACCGAATAACCGGCAACTGTAGAAGGAGATAAGCAAATGATATTCCTCCACGAAACCAGAGAACTCCACAAGGCAGTCATGAACCACACCAGACCCGGAACCTACAGGGATGAACTGGTAGCCATCGTCGCCAGTATGGAGAAGGCACGGGTAGAGGAAGCAGCAAGGGAACGGAAGTCTCGGCTCTCAATGCGAATAGGGGAGCAGATGGATCTTCAGAACCCACCCACCAGGCTGAGTGATCTGACCTTTCCATTCATCGACCAGCATCCAGATACAGTAGGGAAGGGGAAGGGGAAGGGGAAGGGGAAGGGGAAGGACATAGCGAAGTTCGACATGATGGGTAGGCTGACGTTCAAGGCAAGACAGTAGGGGGAGTATGGGTAGGCATGTAGTGTAAGAGCCATGCTTGTATAAGTGTAAGGGCCACTAAATGTGGGAATGTTATTGGCGGGGCACCCTCACACTCTTTCTGTCGCATCCTATTAGGCACCCATTTCGCCTTACACATTCCCACCCATATATTCGGCTACAACCCTGTATATGCAGCATTATTTGGCCCATAGGCACAGCCAAATCCAATGTGGAGATGTTCGGCTACCAACCTGTATGCGGTGAAGATTGGCTAGTCAAATTCCAGATTGGAAACCCTCAAATATAGGCTTGAACTATAAGCATACGCGCCTAGTTTCAGCGGTCAGAATGAAGGTTGCAGTGAACGAGTAACCACGGAGACAGACACCATGAGCATCGGCGCCCAACTGCTACAAGCGATGATCTATTGGAGGGGCACACCAGGCACCCCAGGCAAGAGCAAGCTCTGGAATCCCCAGGCAGAGAAGCGACTGCGCCTACTTGCAGGAAGAATCATCGAAGGGCATTACTAGCCAAGAACTGACCGATATACTCGGTTCTGTTGGTTAAGTCATTAATGAATCACCTTACACAAGGAGCAGGCACATGAGCAAGGGTCAGATCGTTCGGATCAACAAGGGCTACGACGTTGTGGTTCTGGAAGCATACGAGGGCGGGGCACTGGTGCGACCGGTTGGCGGCACCACCACCTTCACCATTCTCGACTCGGAGGTGGTGTGATGCGTATCGACGGAACCCGCTACACCACGAAGTTCTTGGCAATGATACGTGGCGTGCACCGGAACTTCGGCGCATACGGTGCAGGGTTGGTGTTGGCACACGGGAAGGTTCCCGCAAGCCACGCTCTGTGCTTGCTCAACCTGCGGTAAACGTTGGCCCACCTATAAGGGGATTGGCATGAAAAGAGAACTGGGAAGTGGCGCAGTGATTCAGACAGTGACGAATGTCAGCTACGGCAGCTCGACCTACTCGCCTACCAGAACCAAGGTGGATGTTATTCGGGCGCTGAATCTTAATGGCAAGATCGTTCTGGCGATCAAGATGGTGCGCGAAGAAACGGGCTTCGGCTTACTCGAAGCGAAGAAGATTGTGGAAGGGATTGTGGAAGTGGGTGCTTTGTCGAACGACCCCTGGAATCACAGCTTCTAAACCGTTCGGCTACCAACCTAGTCAGGCGTGTATTCGGCTAGGTTGGTATTCGGCTACCGGACTCAAAGGAGATAGGAACATGGCAAGGGCTATGGCAGAGAAAGAGCCAATACCGGTATGGAAGGGGCGCCGCCAACCCATCCCAGGTGGATCTCGCCATCGGGATCGGAAGAATGATTGGCAACGTAGCGAGAAACACCGAAAGCCGATGTTCGGTCGGTAGACTTATACATGTCGCGGGAATCAACCCGCGACAGTCAAACGGGAATCCTATGCAACTCTGCGACCAGCCGACCATTCAGACAACCGATGAACAGAAGCAAGCCTTTCTTCAACGGTATAAGCAGTATCGCGCCGAATGTGCGCCTGAACTGACCGATGAACAGATTCTTGCACTTCATGGGCCGTATTGGGCCGGTATCGAATTCACCTACACGGTGAATAGCGGTTCCGATGAACTTGAAGTGACGATTTCGCTTGATGATATCGAATTGGGGGAGGGCAACCCGCCTTGCTTCGACACTTCGATTTCCGTCAACAACGGTGATTGGGCAAGTCTGCGAGATCAGCAAGAAGCGATAGGAATTGCACTCGACCATTTCTACGCGAACGGTTACGACCGGAAATATGGTGATCTGGTCGGTGAGTGATTGATGGGCCTACCCTGACCGCTTATTGTAGTAGTTAGGGTAAGTCACCCGTGACAAAGGAGCTATAATGGAATTCTTGATGGGATTGATCGTGTGGTCAGGCGCAGCCCTTGTGGTTGCAGGCATGGTGATCGGGGTAAGCGTCTGGATGTTCGGACTCGGTTGGTTGACCGGCACCGACACCAGGCACCGCAGGGTCAGGCACAACTCAGTGACAGGGTGGTAGGCATGAGACACACAACGGGCGAGATATTGGCGGTCATGTTCGGTTGGATCGCCGTAATCATGATTGGCGGCGTCTACCTGGCGAGCATTGCGCCAAATGACTTCTCCTTCGCACTACGACTTGGGGCGACTGCGGTGATTGCCATTTTGCCCCTCTGGTATATCGAAAGTTACATGCGACGCCCCAAGAACCACCGGTCATACTGAATTTTTAACGCAACAACCACAGAGAGGAACGAATCATGAAGCAACGTCACATGGACGAACCGACTGACTTTCAACTCGGCCCCGCCCAACCAATCATGGAACGCGACTACGGTCGCAAATCCAATTACAACGGGGAGTGTAGCCAGTCGGTAGTGCCCATGCGACGCCGCAAGGTGCTGTTTGATGATGGTGTTCGGATCGGTTCAAAAGACCGGTAGAGGTCGCTCGGATACTCAGACATTCGACACTCAATAGAAGGGCCAACTCACAAGGTTGGCCCTTTTCACATGTTCGGCTGTTCGGCTAGGTTGGTAATTGGATGTTCGGCTGTGGAGGTAGAGCGATGTTCGGATGTTCGGCTATGGAGGTAGTCGGCTGTTCGGCTAGCTTCCTTGATAGCCACGTCCAAAATCCTACAGGGCGGGAATACCCGACAAGCCTAGTCGGGTATTCGGGAATAACCCTTCGCCTTGATGCACTATTATTTCAATGCACTATTATTTTTTCAGGTATAGAAATTTCCCTAGCAAAATCTATACCTGAAAAAGTTAAAGGTAATTACCTAGCACGTTCTATACCTGAAAACTTAATAGTGCATTGTTATGCAAGGTTATTACCTATCAGGTTTTTTGCATAAAGTCAACTGAATAATATTAACAAACTGCATAATTCTTGTCGTGCATAAAAACCTTGTGTAATGTTTTGTTATGCTTCATTATTCGGTCACTGCATCACTTGATGCAGCGTTACTAGAAAGCAAATCATGAAAAACCAAGTTAAAGCTAACGAATTTACCGCGATGATCATTGCAGCTCTCGACAAAAAAATCGCTACTCACTTCGCAGAGAATGCGGTTTATCCCGATGACGTTACCCGTAGCAAAAAGAAAGTAAACGACGCGGTTTCTGCTTACCTGATCGAATGCGAAAAAACCGATTTTGCTGCATGGGTAGAGACCGCACCCTGCAAGAGCATCATGAGGGCAATTAACTTTTTGTCTGGTGTAACCAGTCTCGACAAGTCATTAGGTGGTGACCTGATTGCACAAGCTCTCATTGAAACATCAAGGGCAATTGATAGCGATACCCTTCCCCTTGAACTGGTGAAACACCAGACCATTACCGCACGGGAAACCGAAGGTATAAGCGATATGACAAAGGGCAAAGGGATTATCAGGGCGCAGCGTCGTATGAGCGCAAAAACAGCCCTTTCAATGATCTCAAACCGTGCAGGGAAAAACGGTTACTTGCAATATCTGGGCATGGTTTCACGGTCAACCGATAAAGCGGTCGTTATCAACAAGGTTTCCCCTTTCTACGTTAGCGCGTTTAACCTGCTTCATCCCGCTAAGTAATAGCGATACTCGCACCAGTGCAAAGCATTGCACTGGTGCCCTTTCTAACGAAACCTAGAGGGATTTTAAAATGAACCGAAACCTAAATTTTACTGGTGCAGAATACGAAACCGAATGCTTAGACTTTCGCGCTATGCTTTCGCGTGAATTGCCCGATGATAATCAGCCCGACGTGAGCGCATGTTTCGCGATAGCGCAAGACTTCAGCATGAGCGCAGGTGATAGCGAATAACTAACAGGGAACCAGTAATACCCGATACCTTAGAAGGGTTTTTCGGGCAGCGATGCCCACCCTGAAAAAAATCCACCAATTCCCAAAACGGTTCCTTATAGTTCCTGCCAGGAACCCGGCGTAGGCGCTTCCTTATACTTCCAGCACCATCCATTCGCTATTCGAGAATAGAGAATGGCGTATAGCCGCTCCTTATACTTCCATGTCCACGATTGGTCGCTGTCCACCACTGGTGAACATGTCGAATGAGTAGACATATCGGGATGATATGTCGAGAAAACGCCAAAAAGTAGACACGTTCTCTGAATAGAGGGTTCGATGCTTTGACACTCCACCAGCATTTCAGCTTGGGGCGTCTACCGGTTCCCGCAGTTACCAGCTATCGCGCAAGGGCGCATCATCAGGACGGTTCAAGTTCGGGCGCCACGCATCTTCGTTGGGATTGCTTATAGGTAAAAATTTCGCGTGAGGAGGGCCATCACCAAGAACCCCATCCTTCAGGCTTCGGTTCGAGCTTCACCTTTGCTACCTTCGGAGGCTTTGGAGGCGCGATATGGAACGGGTCTAACTGACCCTCGTCCTCGTCAAATTCATCAGCGGGGACTACTTCACCTTTGTTGTTGCGGATCACCCCTCCGAATGAGGGCGGTGCCTTCTTACGACTTGGCATCGAGCTTGCTCACCAGCTCATTCACCTGCTCAGGCGACATAGTGGATAGGTGCTTGCCGAGGGTCTTGCGGTTCTTCAGGTAGTTGGTGCGGCGCTCCTCAAGAATCTTCAACCCCTTCGTTGCAGCGGCATTCATCTGATCTTCAGACAAGCCCAGGAACAGTGCCTCGACCAGCTTGGTGCGAGAAACATTGCGCTTTTCTGACTCTGTGTTCATGACCTTAGCGATATCAGGATCAACCGCCATTGTCATACGGGTGTAGCTATCTTCTTTGTTCATAATGTTTTCTCATGTAAAAGAACATTATACTACTTTTATGCAGCTTTTTTAAATCCTAAACTTTCGAAGTTGAAGTCAGCGACGATGTTCTCCTTGAAGCCATCGGTGGTGGCGATAATCCGCTGCCGTTCACGGGCATGATCCTTTAGGTGGTTGTTGTGGGTATCGTTGAAGTCCACGATAAAGGCGATGTTCGGGCCGGTATGCTTTTCCCGTAGACCGCGACCGATACGCTGGCGGGTTCCGACTTCCGCTTTGCCACCGCCCGCCAGAATCACCATCCCGATGGCCGGCACGTCCACACCCACATCAAGGATCGTTGACCCGATCAGCACGTTGATATGGCCCTCCTTGAGGTTGTAGAGGGCTGCACGACGCTTGACCTGGCTATCCTCCCCGAAGATGTAGTCTGCGGTCATACCGTCCCTGAGCAGCATCTCCTTCAGGATCTTCCCGTGCGCCTTCTGACGCACCAGAATCATGACGCTCATGCCGTATGCGACAGCCCGACGTGCCTCATCAATGATGCGGGTGTTGCGTAGCTTGTAATTGACGATTCCGACCTCGACTGCCTTCTGCCAGGGAGTTGACCGGTAGAGCTTGACGATTAAGGGCTTACCTTCCTTGGTGAGCTTCGGGATACCCTTGGCATCGATCGGTTGGTATTCAGGGGCGGGGAGTGCCGGCAGGCCCACGAACTTGAAGTAGGGTTTAGCCAGGATTCCGCGGTCGATCAGCAGCTTCTCTGTCACCTTGATAGCGACAGGGCCAGAACATGCCATAAGACGCATGTTCGCTTCCTCGTCGTCTTTCATGAACGGGGTTGCGGTCAGGGACAGGCGATAGTGGGCGTTCTTACAGTGCTTCAGAACCTCGTAGTAGGAATTACCCGACGCTTCGTGCGCTTCTTCAAGAATCACGAACTCAAGGGTATGGAGCCAGGCGATGATCTGAAGCCGGCGCTTATTGTGGGCGATGACCTTTGCCTGGATGTAGGCGATCAGATCCTTGTCGCTGCGGTCTTTCTTCGCAAGTAGCTTCCGCAGGTTGACGACAGCCAGCTTGATCTGGTCGGGAGTCTTTTTCTGTTCCTTTAGCTCCATAGTCAGTTCTTCCACATCACGCTCGACAGCGGCTTCCCGGTTATCCAGGTAGCGATTTAGTTCACCGCCATCGGTCTGAAGCTCAACCCCTTGGCCGAGCGTCTGCACCATACCGACGTTTACCAGATCAGCCGGCGCCCAGGTGCCGTCACCCACCACGCCAACGTCGTGTCCAAGCGACTTGAAGTTGTCGGCCATCTGATACATCAGGATGCCGCGTGTGGTCAGGAACGCCATCTTGCGGCTAATGGTGGCGACAGCAATCTTGGCGATTCGGGACTTGCCGCCACCGGTAGCGACCTGAGCAATGATCTGGCCGTGTTTGAGAAGCCTGGTTGTCACATCAGGCTGATAGTCGTATCGATCCAGGTAACCAAATGCGTCCACTTCAGGACGCATCGGGCCTAAAGGCGCCGGGAAAGGCGCCCGGACAAGCTGAACCTTGTGGCCGGCCTGGGTCAACCGAGCCAAGATCATCATGGCAAATCCAGCGGGGAAGGTGGCTTTGTCATAGTTGAAAAAGCTGCTTCGACCTGTCCAGTCCCGACCCACGACCGCATAGGACAGGGCTTGTTGGACGATCATCTTGGCGCCATCGTCGGCGCCGTAAAGCTTTGCTGTGACAGCGTTATGTGCGAGTTGGATAGTCATATCTTATAGATTCCTCTTGCCAAACTTATAGTTTTCGGATACAGTCACCGGTGACTTATTATAACCTTATACAAAGCCAATGGCAAATCAACCCAAAGTAACAATGAATGATGTTGTGTCCATCGACCGCCTGGTGGCGAACCCGTGGAACACCAACATCATGACCCCTGAGAACGAAGCCCGTGTCCAGGCCAGTATTACCCGTCTTGGCATGTTCAAACCCATCCTTGTGCGTGAGAAAGACGACAAGCTCGAAATCCTTGGTGGTCAACACCGGTGGGAAGTTCTCAAGAAGATGGGGAAGTCCGATGTTCCGGTATTCAACCTCGGCAAGGTCAGCGACAAGAAGGCCAAAGAGATCGGTCTTGCAGACAACGCCAAATACGGTCATGACGACACGCTGGCACTTTCGGACTTGCTGAAAGAGCTTGGCACCATCGAGGACATGAACTCCTTTCTGCCTTACAACGACGACGAAATCAATGCGATCTTCTCAGCATCAAGTATAGCTCTTGGTGACTTGGAAATCAGCGACGACGGGGTGGCATCTCTACCTCCTGAACGACCAGCGCCTACCAGTCAGATCATGCGCTTCAAGATTCCTGTAGCCGACGCAGCCTGGATTGCACTCGCAATCGAACAGGTTACTCAAAAACAAAGTTTCACCAGTGACGACGCAATGACCAATGCCGGTAATGCGCTCGTTCATATCCTCAACGAACACCGGAAAGCAGCATAGTGTCAGCCAAATTCAAGCAGTGCGCGACCTGTTACTTCAACAATCGGTCGCCAGAAATATGTGACGGTTGCCATAGAGCAAGCGAATACCTGGCAGACGATTCTGAGCCACCGATTGATGACGATATTGATGCACTGACCGAATTCACCCAACAGGAAATCCTATGATGAAGCCAAATATCCAGGTATGGAAAATCGACAAGATCAAGCCATATGAACAGAACGTCAAAAAGCATACGCCTGAGCAGATCGCCAAGATCGCAGCGTCCATCAAGGAATTTGGGTTCGATCAACCAATCTCTGTTGACAAGAACGGCACCATCATCAAGGGTCATGGTCGCCGGCTGGCCTGTATCGAACTGAACCTGCCGGAAGTGCCGGTATGGGTGCGCGACGATCTGAGTGCCATGCAGGTTCGTGCCTCACGCCTTGCTGACAACCGTGTGGCCGTGGGTGATATTGATACCGAGATGTTCCGCGCAGAATTGCTGTCGCTGGACTACGACATGGACAAGATGAAGCTGTTCTTTGACGAAAAGGAACTTGTCTTTACTGCCGCCGATCTTGGTGCAATGAACACAGATGCCTTTATCGATGATGTGGGCGGTGCCGTTACGGAGCAAGAAGCCGCAACACACGCGATGGTCGATGCCTTGGGTCAACGCAGGGTGCCGATCATCAAGGCGTTTGGCTTCAAGGATATTCTCGGTTCCGATGAAATCTATGTTTCGCGGTTCATGGCGCAGGTAGAGGCGCAATCAGGTCTGAAGGGTGAAGAAGCATTGATCGCCTTCATCAAAGGCTTGATTGGCGATCTAAGTCATGAATGACCTACTTCACAATAAGTTTCGTGTTCGTTCTGTTGATGCGGAAGATCCAAAGACTTGGGCGCTCATTGTTCAAATGGATCACGAATGCTTTGGGTATGACGCGCCGGCCCTAACCGACAACTCAGGTGCCTGGTGGATCGTCTATTCAGAAGGCACACCAGCCGCTTATTGCGCGATCAAGCCTTCGTCCAACTCTGAGCATGGTGGGTATCTCAGCAGGGCGGGGGTGTTGGAGCAGTTTCGTGGCTGTGGGTTGCAGAAGAAGCTAATCAAGCAACGCCTGGCCTATGCAAAGAAGCAAGGCTGGAATTGGGTCGTCACCGACACCTGTGAGAACGCGGCATCCGGGAACTCGT